GCAGACTCCGATCCTCCAGCAATCCGCTCCGACACCTCCGACGTACGTCGCTCCGTTCGCACGGAGCATTCGGAGGATCATCAGGATTGGACGGAGCAGGATCAGCCTCGCTCCGATCGCACAGCAGGCTGCTCCGACTCCTCCGGCGTACGTGGCGCCGGCCGTCCGCTCGCGGAGCAGGTTGCTGCGCTGGTTCCGGCCGTCGATCACTTCCGCACCGATCGGCCAGGCGCTCCCACCTGTGCCGGCCGGCCGGCCGCGGCCCCGGCTGCTGCGGATCTTCCGTGGCCGCGCCGCCACCGTCACGCCGCCTCAGGTCACCGTCCAGGCGCCCACCTACGTCCCGCCGGTCACCCGGGCTCGCGGCCGGGCGCTGAACGTCCGGCGCCCCCGCGGAGCCGCTGTACCGGTGCCGGCTGTTCCTCCGCCGACCGCTCCGCCGTACGTGGCTCCGTTCGCTCGGGCGCTCCGCCGAGGACTGAAGCTGTTCCGCACGCGGATCGCCGAAGTGGCGGCCAACGGTCAGGCCGCTCCGGTCGTTCCTCCGCCGGTCACCCCTCCCGCCGCTCCTAACGGCTGGTTCGGGCTGCTGGGATTGGTCAAGGAAGCGCGAAGCATCCGGCGGGAATCGCTGTATCGAGAGGACAATCCGATCGCCTGCCCGCATGACGGAGAGATCCTGGCGAAGAGCAGGGATGGGATCTGGTACTGCCGGTATGACGGATTCGTTCCGGAGGGACAGACGATGCCGATCAAGCGGAACGTCGGTGGCGGGGAGTGGGGCAACATCCGCTCGGTCATCGACGCCACCAAGGCTGACGGAAAACAGGACCGTAAGCGCCGGTTCATCGCCTGCCCGAACGACGGCGAGCCGCTGCGCCGTTCGGTGGACGGCTTCCTCTACTGCCCGTTCGACGGCTGGATGCCGCCGCAGAGGTGGTACGGGGAGTAGGATGCGGCGAACAACTGAAGATCACCACCTCACCTGACCGACGCGTCCAGAAAGCAGTGACGAATGGCGATCACCGAGGTTGCCTACTGCACGCGCGAACAGGTGCAGCGGGCGTTGAACCTTGCCGACTCCCCCCGGCTCACCAGCCGAGTTGACTCCGCCGTCATGGCGGGCGCGCGTCAGGTGCACGGGCTTCTCCACCGCAAGTTCTACCCGCTGACGACCACGTATGCGTTCGATCAGCCGGAGGCCGGCGTCCTCTGGCTGGATCAGTACGAACTGGCCGACGTGCCGACGCAGATCATATCCGGCAGCCAGACCATGACGGTCGGCACGGATGTGTTCCTCCGGCCGCTGAACGGACCGCCGTATGCGTGGCTCGAGGCCAACTACGGCGGGCGCGTGTTCTGGCAGAGCGTCACCACGCCTCAGGCAGCCATCAAGGTCACCGGGGATTTCGGTCACCCGGCCACCACGGTTGCGGCCACCACGCTCGCCGGCACGATCACCGCCGGAGCGGGGACGCTGGCACTGGCCGACTCTTCGACGGTCGGGGTGGGTGCTCTGATACTGATCGACTCCGAAAGGCTGCTCGTCAGCGATAAGAGCATGGTCAGCACCACGGCCACCGTCAGTGTGGACCCGACCAACAGCAAGGCATCCGTCTCGATCCAGGTCAGCAACGGTGCGCTGATCAACCCCGGTGAGCTGATCCTGATCGACTCCGAACGGATGTTCGTCGAGTTCGTGACCGGCAACGTGCTCACGGTCGTGCGCGCAGTCAACGGCTCCGTTCTGGCCTCGCACTCAGCCGGCACGCTGATCTATGCCCCGCGGACGGCCACCGTGCTGCGTGCTCAGGCCGGCTCGACCGCGGCCGGCCATAACTCCGGGGCCACGATCAACCGACTTGACGCGCCCTCGCTGGTCAGTGAGCTGAACCTCGCCTACGCGATCAACAACGAGGAGGCCGCTCTTGCCGCGTACTCCCGGACGGCCTCTCCGGACATGGTGAACCGGTACAAAGACCGCGGCCTCGGCATCATGGATCTTGAGAAGCAGGCCTATGCCGCGTTCGGCCGGCAGAGCCGCGGGCGGGCCGTCTGATGATGGAGATCCACGCCAGCATCCACACCACGGGCGCGTTCTTCGACGGCTACGAGCGGGACCTCGCCACGGAGACCGCGCGCCAGGGCATCGAGGATGACCTTCAGGATGCGGCCTATGAGCGCGTGAAGCTGCTGGGGCAGAGCCAGTTCCGCTACGTCGACAAGAGCAACCACCATGTTCCGGGCAAGTGGCTGCACTCGATCCGCAAAACCTACGAGGGAGATCTGCCGGCGGTCGATACGGGGATCATCTACGGGTACTGGCTCGAGGGCATCGGCTCGCGGAACTTCCCCAAGACCCGCTTCCGGGGCTACCGGATGTGGCGGGACGCCACCCAGCAGATCCAGGCCGAGGCTGAGAAGATCGCTGAGCCGCACATCGAGCGCGCCGTGACGAGGCTGAACAAGTGAGCACCCAGAACAGCCTTCCCCGTCAACTCATCGCTGCCGTGGCGTCCGACGCGCAGCAGACGGGCTGGTTCCAGTCGGTGGACACGGCGGAGCCGAAGAGTGCGCCGTCCACCGACGGCCATTTCGCTACCTGGGTGATGAAGCTCAGCCCGTCCAACAGCACCTCGGATCTCGTGTCGACCGCGGTCCGCTTCGAGCTGGCCGGCTGCATCTACGTCAACATGCTCCGCGAGCCGCAGGGGGACATCGACGGCGACATCATGGCGGCCGGCTGGGACCTGATCGCGCGCTACTCGGCCGGCTTCACGCTGGGCGGGCTGGTCCGGGAGGTGGACCTTCTCGGCGAAGAGGGGGAGCCGCTCTCGATCCAGTTCGGTTACGTGACGATCGACAAGCGGATCTATCGGATCGCCGCGCTGACTATTCCGCTCATCGTCGACTATGCCTTCGATCAGGGAGCCTGAGCATGACCAAACAGACCGGCCTCGGCGATCGGCTGGCGATCGACGGATTCGACGTGTCCGGCTCGATCGGCAGCCTCGGCAATATCCACGGCGGGCCGGCCGTTCTGGCGGTCACCGACATCACGCAGAGCGGCATCGCCCGGCTGGGTGGCGAGCGGGACGGCGGGATCGAGTTCGCCTCGTGGATGGAAGACACCGCGGTCACGGGTGGCCACGTCGTGCTGTCCGCACTGCCGACCGGTGACCGCATCGTCACCTACTCGCGCGGCACGGCATTCGGCGCCTTCTCGGCCAACTTAATCGCTCGGCAGATCAACTACGACCAGAACCGCGGCAATGACGGATCCCTCACTCAGTCCGTGTCGACGCAGGCCGACGGCTTCGGGCTGGAGTGGTGCGACCTGCTCACGCCATGGCCGCGCACCGACACCACGGCCACCAACGGCGCATCGCAGGACTTCGGCGCGGTCAGCACCCTGTTCGGTGCGCAGGCCTACCTTCAGGTTTTCTCGGTGACCGGCACCAGCGTCACGGTGAAGCTTCAGGACTCCGCGGACAACTCGACGTTCGCCGACATCGCCGGCGCTGCTTTCACCGCGGCCACCGCGCGCGGCGCCCAGCGCCTTCAGCTGGCCAGCAACGCGACCATCCGGCGCTATGTCCGGGTGGTCACAACGGGCACCTTCAGCAACGCCTCGTTCGTGTGCGCGTTCAACCGCAACCTGACGGCGGTGTCCTTCTGATGCCCGGCCAGCCGTTCCGCATCGAGCCACTGCACCCGGTGCAGACCTACAAGACCTATGGGCTATTCGCCCCGGTCGAGACGCACTCCCGGCCCGCCACGTGCGAAGAGGTGGACTGCCCGGCGTGGAAGAACGGGTGGACCACGCGACTGCCGGTCAACTCACCGATGGTGCAGTGGATCGAGGCGAAGGACCACGGCCGGCACTACATCGAGACGACCGCACTCGGGACCGGCGAGCGTGAGTTCATGTTCCCGGCCGGCCAGGCGTGCTTTGCGGCCAGTAAGCACGTCAAGCCGCTCGAGCGGGAGCCGTTCTACACCGTCCGGGGCGGGGACTGGCGAGGCAGCACCACGGAGACACGGACGCATACGCGCGCGGAGCACTGGGTCGAGGACTTCGCCTTGAACCAGCAGAAGATCAAAGAGACCCACGAGAAGGGCACGATCGATGGCTAAGAGGACAGGTCTGGCGATCACCACGCTGAGCGTGGACGACTCCGGCGGCACGCCGCGGGACGTGCGCAACGGGCTGGGTAGCTTCCAGTTCGCCACCCCACGCGCGGTGCAGGACGTGACTGGTACGGACAAGAGCGCGATCGAGCGCCTGCTCCTGCTGGCCGACTTCTCGACCACGCTGAACGGGTTCGTGGACGACACGGCCAGCAGCGGTGTACACGCCGTCTTCAAGACGGTGCCGTCCAGCAGCGTGGCCAGGACGACCACGATCACCATCGCGGGCTTCACGCTGGCGCCCGAGGTGCTGTACACGGACTACTCGTGGAACCGCGGCAACGACGGCGGCATCACGGTGACGATCCCCGGCGTGCTGGCGGACGGCACCGTTCCGACCTGGGCGTAATGTCCGACCTGCGGAGAGGCAGTCATGGGATTCCGGCTCGATAGAACGTACGTCCTGCGGTTCGAGGGCGCGATGGAAGGCGCGTACGTCAAGCTGCGCGCCACTCCGGTCGGCGTGGCGCTGGAGCTGCGCGGGGGCGAGGGGGCCTCACTCAGTATCCAGCGCGGCGCCGAACTGCTGGCCGAGTATGTGATCGAGTGGAATCTTGACGGGGCC